CTAACCATCTTGGTTCTTGTGATGCATAATCAAAGGAACCCCATTTGTGGCCCTCCTCCGGGATAAACAGTCCACGAATTAATTTCTTAATCTCAGGATCTCGTGCAGGGATCTGCTGCAAATTGGGGTTGCTTGAACTAAAGCGACCTGTTACAGTTCCTCCATCATCGGATCTTAAAGGATTAAAATCACAATGAATTCTACCCTTATGAGAATGATTAAGAATAGTTTCAACAAACGTAGTGTTCGCTTTATTAAGTTCTCTTATTTTAAGAATCTTTGCTGCAATGGGGTGGGGATTATTAGAGAGAAATTGTTTTGTAAACATGGGTGCCCCAGACTTTTCTGTGCGAAGATAGTGGATCCCAAGGGAGTCAAACACCTTTGCTATAGATGTAGCGACCCAAGGTTCAATAGAGAAACCTGTTTCCGTGGATACCTCTTGAAGTAATTCTTTCTCACGTTTAGCTAACATCTTTTTAACTTTTTCCGCTTTATCCACATCAACACGAACACCTTTTGTTTTCATGTCTAATAACACCGGAAGTAAAGAAGATTCTAAATTAAATATAGAATTACATTCTTCTTTATCTAAAATAGGTCTTAGATGATCCCAAAGTTTTAATGTAACACTAGCGTCTTGTTCAGCATAAGCTCCAACAAAACGACTAGGTAATTGCCACATACCAGACTTTGCATCAACACCAAAATATTCGGCTGCCTTGTTCATCATTCTTTCGTTCTTGTACTCTCCAAGGTATTCCCCTGCGAGTGAGTTAAGATTGTAGTATCTTCGGTTCTCATTCAAAAGAGGTGCCGCAATCATTGTATCTATAATCTTGCCTTGAACTTCTATGCCCTCGGCTCTTAGCCAACCTAGATCATACATAGAGTTGTGAAATACTTTTTCTATGTTAGGTGTTGCCATTTGTTTTTTTAACCAGGAGAAAACTTTCTTTGGTTGTATGTTGCCACCACCCTCATGTCTTATTGGATAGTAGCCAATAAAATCTCCTGCAGCCACAGCCACTCCAATTACATATCCATCATTTCTACACCAACCCGGACCAAGCTTCATTAAATTTGGATCCCTTGTCTCTAAGTCAACGGCTATTCTATCGCACTTAGTTAAGTCTGGAAAAGAAGATGGAGGAGACCAATCAGTTTCTAATCCAATGGATGCTACTTCTTTTATTTCTTCATTCATTAAATCTGGCATGTCTTCTGGACCCTTTGCTTTAAACCAATCTCCACCCATGTTGGCAAGATTATATTGATGTTTTTTAGTCATCGTTTATTATTTCTCCACCTAATGCTGCGTAGCCAATTATATCTATCCACGAATCATCGTGCTTCATTGACTCAGCTAACCTAGCTAACTTAACTCCAATCATACAAGCAACAACTTCTTCGGGTGTTATTTCTCTAGCTAATACAACAGACCATATCTTGGCTATCCGTTCATGATTAAATTTAGCTGGTCCATACTCCTTGGCTCTCGGACCATTGATTAATCTCTCAGCTTCATCTAAAAAATGTTTTCTATCTTTCTTAGCAAAGTCTTTAATCTGTTTCATATTATCTTTTAATTCTTTTGATATTGTCATAATAGTTTAAATCCATTCTCTGTTTTTGATTCTACAATATGTAATTCTTTTCTTGCTCTCGTTGCACCAACATAAAAAGTTCTAACCTCTGAATCCTGGTCAGCACTATTTGCACATGCTCTAGATGATTCTAGCATTAGTAAAACATTATCAGCCTCTCCTCCTTTAGCTTTATGAATTGTAGATATTTTTATTCTTGGGGATCCGTTCCAGATCTTCTCGCCACTCTTTCTTACTGAGTTGATATACGTTAACTCCCTATCCGATACATTCACTACTTGGTTCCAATGTGTTTCCGCAGAAACATTCAGACACTCTGCCATGTGCTCTATTGAGTATAGTTTTTCTGGATCTATAGAAGTTAACACTTTTTTCCCATGTTTGGTAAACACATGAGGCTGTGTTATCTTTGAAAAACTCTTCCATTCGCTTATCGATAGTTCGTGATTTTTGCAGATTTTATTCCAAACTTCTATTCCGTTAAGTACATTTGGAGAAATAGACCAACCGGAACCTTCTTTCCAAAATAGATATCCGTTATCTTTAATGAGGGCAGCAATTTTATTAGCAATATAATTTGTTCTTGCAAGGATCAACCACTCTCCAGTTCTTAGGTCTACATCCATTATATCGTAATGCCATACAACTGAACCTTCTCTTGAGGTGGGTTGCCAATCTTTTGTTTGTCTTGTCGATAGCCTTTTGACTAAATCCTCTGCTATATTATGCACAGACAAGGGTATTCTATAAGACTTATTTAAAATTATCTTGTTGGTACTAGCGTTTAAAAAATCTTTGACATCAACTCCCATCCAAGAATATATGCATTGATCATCATCTCCTGCATAAAAAACTTTCTTTGATCTTGGTACTAAGACTTTCTTTACCATCTCCCATTGCATGGGAACTAAGTCTTGTGCCTCGTCAACGATAAGGACATCTAAATTCGGACCTTGATCCTGAGTTATAAAATCTTGAATCATATCAACAAAGTCACGTTTCTTCATTGTTCTTTTGTAATCATTCAATGCTTTCTCAACTATCTTAGCTTGTTGGAAGTTTAACTTACGATCATTTGTATCACTAAATTGTTGCTCAAGACTAACACCTCTAACACGAGCCATTTGTATTAAACCAAGATAAGCATCTCCACCTTTCCCTGCCGTAAACAAAGTACCCTCGGACATGTTTACCGATGAGTTAGCCGAGAACTCTAGACCTAAAAGTTTACCTAATTGATTGTAATCAATTCCTTTTAAAACATCTCTGCCATTCATTCCCAACCATTGAAAAGCTAATGAATGAAGAGTTCTAAACCAAACCATTTGCTCTGCACTCATACCTAGCTTTTCTGCCGCACGAGTTCTTGCTTCTTCTGCAGCCTTTCTACTAAATGAAACGAAAGCTATTTTATCTGGAGGTGTACCATTTGCTATTTCTTCTTGGACAATAGAAATAAGTCTTGTTGTTTTTCCCGTGCCTGGTGGACCAAAGATTGTTGTTTCCATTAGAACGGCACCTCTTCTTCTTCTATCTCGATACTCGGAACTTGAACCTCGGAATCAAACTCTGGAATCCACCAAACCCTCATACTCTTCCATTCGCCCTTTGTATTCTTAAAGTTCTTAGCACCATTAGCCGTCTGATTATTATTCAATTCTTTTAGCCGTTCTTGTATCTGACCACGGCTATAGCTATCAAACTTCTTGGCTCTTAGGAACTGCATCAATGAATCAAGCTTAAAAAAAGTTTTTTTATCTTCCGTCCAAGGTTTACCAAGGGATAGTTCTTCGGCTGATTGTGCTTGCACCCTTCCGGTACAATAGTTCTCAAGCAACTCAAGAAACTGACCTTTGTATGTTAGCTCTTCGGGTACTTCTATTTCATTAACATTTTCTAATAAAGAATTAATCAAGGCTTGCCAATCTCCATTCTTCATAACCGGAGGCATGTAGTTTAATTGTTCCATGCATTGTCTTTGAAATTTTAAAGGCACCTGCAAATCTTCTGTTGATAACTCTAATCTTCTTGTCTCTACATCAGCAAACCAAACCCTTGGCTCTGACAAAACAACAGACAGTCCACTTATATCCATCGTTTGAACTTGACTCCCTACCCCATATTTTTTTGTTTTACACAAAGATTTATTACAAAAAGAACATAATGGTTGTTGATCACATGTATAAAAATATTCTTTCTTTTCCATCTGACCTTGTATGGTTACAATATCTGATGCAGGTAATGGAGGAGTGCAATAAGTTATGTTAAAGTTTTCTAATAATGCTTTCCAATTATCCGGATCCATCTTTTTAAACATGACGGCTGCATTAAACATAGACGTATTCCTACCACCTTCGGGTATGCCTTGTTTTGCCATCGTGGATATACATGGAGGACTCTCTTTAAATTGATCGGATGTTCCACCAAAATCAAGCGACAGAAAATCCTTTGGTAATACTTCTCTACTATCTTTTAATTCAATAAATTCTTCAAGAGTTGCTTCTTCTCCATCTTCTTTGATGGCATATCTCATCGTTTGTTCTGAATCAAAATAAGGAAGGTTAATAAAATTTCCTACATCTCCACGTTCAACCAAGACTTGTTCTTGTTTAGGAAATATCTCACAGTTACCAAAACCTAGTATCGATGATATCTCAGAAGCTTTATCTCTAAATTCTCCTGCACCTATCCACTCTTTAAAGAAAAAGAATATGTGTGCACCACCCGATTTTGATCTGCAAACTACGGCAGGAATTTTAAACTTTCTAATTTTCTTATCTAATGCAACAAGGTCTAAAGGATATAAATCAATATCCAATGCACCAAACTTACATTTGTTTTCTTCATTGATAGGAATAGATCCAACACCTTTGAATCCATTTATGTGACCTTCTATTAAAGATAATGTTAAGGGTTGCCTTACGATAAAAGAAAGAGCCTTTTGTTTACCGGCTCTCCTTTCTTCTGATATTTTTGTCTGTCCATGTGCCGCACTAAAACCCTCAAATGCGACCATAAACTTTTCGTTTATATTCATTGTGATCCCCTAGAAATTGAGGCGACAAAGGGAGGAATTTTTGTCGCCCCAAAAAGTTAAAACGGTAAGTCTTCGTCTTTTCCTTCACTTCCGTTTACCACTTCATCAGACGTTCCCGCTTGAGTTTTAACATCTCCTGCTTTGAACGATTGATAAAATGATTTTGCAGACAAGAAAGCCTCTTGGGGAATCAATGTTGGATCAACCTTCTCAACTGCAAAATTATACCAGGAACCTCTGTCATTGCTTTCTTGTGTGGAAGTTAGTCTCCACGCAGTTCCCCACATAGGGGGATTAAACAATCCATTGGGACCTTTGTACTGTACCATCTTCATCATGGTATTCCATTTCTTAGACACTTTAAGTTGTGTCTTCTTCATGTCACAAATTGCCGTCTGTGTAGCACCGGTCTTGATGTCCACAAGCATAACAAGATGTTGTGCCGAACGTATCAACTCATTACCCGATGGCAATAATTCTGTGCCACCATCTCTTTGAGTCTGAGTAAGCAAAGGGTCATTACCTTTTAACTCGCCCATAAATCCTCCGCCCTCGGTTCTGAGTTGAAACTCAAGGTATTTAACAGTATACCCACATGGTATAACGTAGACACCTTCTTCACTATCCCAATACTCTCCGGTTACAGTATTGAATAGATCTCCACCACTAGCACTCTTTATATAAACAGATTCCTGCTTATTAAGTTGAGGCGAAGTGGTTTGTATTAAACGTAAAAAAGGTATTTGCATATCATCTCTACCAATAGAATCCATACCTTCTCCTGCAAACTCAACTAATTCGCTCATTAAATTAGCAGGTAAGTTTTCTTTCTTTTCTTGTATTTCTGTATTAGCCATCTTTTAACTCCTTGTTATCTTAGCTTCATTACCGACAAAAACACCGAAAGTTTCAAAGTCTAAATCTTGTCCACTTTCGATTCTACCTTTAACCCAAGACTTTAAAGTCATTGGATGTATGTGCGTTTTCTGCACCGGATCAAGTCCACTCTTTCGCAGATCATCTATTACTGCACCTGCTTGATTGTCTTGTCCTTGTGAGAATGACACGATGACATCATTTTTAATAATGTCAGCCTCTCCAACCGATCTGAGAAAATTAAAAGCATCTTCTCTTTTATCCTCGGCTATTCGAGCATGAACGAAAGGTTTAACAGTTACTTTGTGACCATCTACGGTCAAACTGTCCATGCCCATTTCTTCCATAAGCATGGGTATATCTTCTTCGTTCACTTTTCTTTTTTTGAATTTCAAATCCTTGAGGTGCTGATCAGCATCCTCAATTAGTTTTTGAATTTGAATGGAGTGTCGGATGAGATTAGATAGTCTAGATGCACCATCTTTATCTACGTTATCGAACTTATCGGCATCGATCTTTTCCTTTTCAAATAGAGCATATATATCGCTCATAGCTACCTCTTTCTGGTTTAAAGTTTGTCCCCTTCGGGATTGAATGATTGTTGTACTTTACAATCGGGTTGTTTGTCAAGCTGCTTTCTGTTGTGACACTTTCTTGACCAAGTGTGCTAGTTGTCTACTTACACTTCTTTCGTTTTGTTCTGCTAATTCTTTTAGCATTTCGTAAACTTCTATAGAAACTGCTACTGATTTCCATTTGTTCGGATCCATCATATTCTCCTTTTAAATCCATTAAGTTAGTGGAAGATACTATTTTTTAAACATAGAGTCAAATAACTTATTGCTTATTATTACACCATTCTTCTAGTACCATTTTAGATTCTGTTAAACTTTTTTCCAGAGCATCATCCCAAGATTTTTTTATGAGATTATCGTCATTTCTAAACGTGTTAACATGAACCTTTTTAGTCATGCCTTTATGTGACCCTACTGAAATAAATTTTATTTTTCTTTCGGGTAGTGCGACCAAGGCTATTATGTCGCAATCTTGTTTTGTGTATGGTCTTTTTTGTCCTCCTTTAGATGTTGAAAAACTATAACACTTCTTATCATCCACATATGTAGATGTCTTGACTTCTATTCTCTGTGCTAGGTGTACATTTTTTCCCTTTACGGCAACAACATCAGTTCCATCTTGTTTGATGAGGTCACATTGAACACCTATCATTGTTAGTTCAAATGCCGTGAAAAGTTCTCCTGCCGTCCCTATAAGTTTTTGTTCTCTGATCGCCATTAGTTCCCCCTAGTTATGTTATTATTTCAACCACTCTCTTACTTGTTCTCCAAGAGACCGAGCGGATAGTTCGTTCTTTGATTTTAATGTCTTGACTATGTGTTCATCCACAGTTCCTTTAGCGACTAGGTCAACATACAAGACTGTTTTCTTCTGACCTATTCTGTGGCATCTTGCTTCTGATTGTATTCTAGATTCTAAATTAAAATCATTAGCATAGTAAATAACATTACTTGCTTTGTTTAATGTTAAGCCTCTTCCTGCCGTCTGAGGATTGGCTACAAAGAATCTAGCACTTCCATTATTTAAACTTTGCTCTGCGATCTGTCGATCTTTCTCAGAGGTATCTCCATAAAAAGTAACAACTGTTCCATGACCATAAGTTTTTTCTAATGCCTTCTTTATGTTCTTGATATCATATCTAAATCTAGACCATATGATGACACTTCCATCCATCTCTTCAATAGTTTCTATCATGGCATCTATTCTATTACTTTTAAATTCTACAAGTTCTCCATCATCAGTAAGTGTATGACCACATAGAATTTGTTGTAGTCTTAATAACTGAGTCATAACGGCAGGAGCCGATACTAATTGACCATCGTCAAGTAAAGCTATGGCTGCATCCTTTATACTTTTGTAATGCTTTAACTGTTCACTCGTCATAAGAACTTCACGAGTTGTGTATATCTTTTCGGGTAAATCTAAAGCATCTTCTTTTGTTACTCGAAAAGAAAAGGTATGAAGTCTTTCTGATAAATCATCTAAATTCTTATACCCAACAATTTGTTGGAAAGAATGATTGCCCATTCTCTGTGTTCTTGTGATTGCATATTTTCCCTGGAACGACCAAAAAGAATCGTGACCTAGTAAATCAGTATGCATAAAACTACATTGAGAATACAGATCTAAAGGAGAGTTAGTTACCGGAGATCCGGTAAGAATTCTTTTATACTTAGCCAACTTGCCAAAAGAAACTAGGGCCTTGGTCCTCTTAGCTCTTGGATTTTTAATTGTAGTGGACTCGTCTATAGCTAATAAGAAATTACTATCTTTAGTAAAGAACTCTATATAGTTTTTCATTTTTGTTGTAGCAAAGCCCTCAACATTTACTAAAAGTATTCTTAGATTATTTCTAGAGTGTGCCCCATCAACTAATTCTTTCTTCTGCGTTTTGTTTGGTTGTGGTGTCCATAAATAAACATCACATTTTATATCATCATGTAAATGAATTGGAATTTCATTCTCTTTCCAATTTCTATAAACACCCTTGGGTGCAACTATAACGGCAGTATCAATTTTCTTATTAAGGTAAAGCCATGCAATGTTATCTATTAATACTTTTGATTTACCACATCCCATCTCCATAAAATATGCATAATAATTTTTGTTATAACTTTTTTCCAAAGCTTCTTCTTGATGCTTGTATGGTTTTGTTTTGTATTTAAAATTCATGTGTATGTATCCTCTATCCAAGCCAGAGTTGATGGTGCTGAATAACTCTCTGTATACTTACGTTTATATTTTACTTCCGATTGCATAGCTCGTGGATCATCCGTCCCACTAAAGTCAGATTCGGGGAGTTCTAAAGATTCTTCCGTAGTCAAGAAAGGTCCCCAATAACCATTGCAACCATCTAAAGAACTACGTTTGTCTCTCTTCCAACCCTCAAGCCTAGCTATCTTCTGGATTATCGATGTCGATGTCCCAATCTGGCTCGAAATTGATTGTGTATCGTGGTTCAATGCCCACATCTTTCTTGCGACTGCTACCGCCAGATGGGGGTGGCTTGGGAAACATGATGATGTTATCTCTATTTTTAGAGTGTATTTTTTCTTTTCCATTATTTTTACTCATAAAGTTCGTCCTCCTCTACTCCTCCGTGCATAATTCCAAATCTTGCAGCTTCCATGTACCACAAGATATCAGCAGGGTCTTTTAATGTTGTTATCATTTGAACATCGCCTTGCTTGTTTTGTCCCATGATTACAAGTTGATCAAATTGTTCTGCAGCCAATTCACAAACTGTTGCTACAGGTTTTGTAGTTCTTCTCATTTTATATGGGAATTTTATGATATTGTCACTCATTTTAATTGTTCTCCTTGGCAACAGTCATCTATGATACTGTGACATATAGCACATTGCTCATGCCCATGTATATTAACAGTTGCTAGAACGGCTTGGCATCTTGGGCATCTAGCAGTACCATCGTCTGTTTCTTTCTGCCATTCGTAATCTATTTCGTTTCCCATTTGTCTTTTATCTCCATTCTTAATGAGTGTGTATGCCCATTGTATTTCATTTCAGTATACTTGGAAGCTATTCTTTTTGCTTTTTCTGCTTCTTCATCAGAACCTCCTAAAGCAAAATCAATTGCTTCTTGCTCATAGTGCTTTATTATTTTGTCTATAATTTTCATATATTTTTCTTTTTACAATTAGTATTAAGAGCGTCTGTTCTTCTTCTATAATTTATATAGTCTTTTTCTTCTACAATATTAAAATCACAATCAACAAATTCATAACCTGCATTATTCCACCTGCTTGAAACTTCTTCTCTAGTCAAAGCTCTTTGACCCGCTTTTTCCTCATCACTGGCATTTAGTTTAACAACTCTTTTTATATTAATATACATTTCAATATAATAAGCATCACAATTTGCATACAAGTGTGGAGGCACGGCATGAAATCTCTTAGTTCTAATTGCTTTTTTTACTTGTTCTATTGTGCTTGGTTTCATTTTATCTTCCCTTTTCTATATGAGTATCTAGTTCCATCGGTTGCCGATCCATAGAGCTTGGAGTAGTAAGTGCTTGGCGACATTAAATCAACTAATGCAGATGTACCATAAGATATTTGTGTGACTTGTTTTATTACCTTGCCGTATTGTACTTCATTAATGGCTTCCTCAGAATCCTCAAAGAGTAATTCGTCTTCACTAGGTTCTATTTTTTTAGCCTTTAGTTCTTTGTGGTCTCTTGTTATACCCGCTTTCTCGGACTTACCTTGCCCTCTACACGAAGAACAAGCTTTGTCAGAGATTCTTAGTTCACTAACTCTTCTAAGTTTCTTGCCACATAGAAAACAACAAGACCTATCTTTTATACTATCTTCTATTTGTTCTCTAGTTCTTTTTATCCTCAATTTAGTTTTTCCTCCTTATTAACCTTTTAAAACAGTGTTCCATGCATTTAATAACTCATCTGCATAGATTTCTCCATTTTCTTTTTGTCTTAAATCATCACAATTGTCAGATATAACTCTTTCAACTCTATTGATTGCTTCTTCTATAGGCATTTTTATTCTTCTGTCATTATCTGCTTCTGCAAAATATAAACCCGTCATAATAAACTCCTAAGTTTTTTTTAATTCTCCTAAATTATCTTATAGAAGTCAAGTGATTTATGTTTACATAGTGTTTCTCTCATAATTTTTGTTTTTGTTTTTATTTTTTTCAAAATAGGTGTAACGAGTGTAATAGTGTAACGAGTCTTCTGTAATCGTTTATACATAATAAATAATTGGTTACACTTTTGGTTACACTTGGTTACACTTGAATAGGGACAAGAACAGAAGGCAAACATTTTTTTTCGTTTTGAATTGAAATAATATGAGAATAACTCTATAGTATTTTTATGGCAAAAGAAAAGTTCCTTACTAATCGTCAAAAAGAGTTCTGCAAACTTGTTTGTGAAGGTGTATATAGTAATGCCGAAAGTTGCAGAAGAGCAGGATATTCTGAAGGGCAAGCAAATAAGACTGCAAGCCTTTTGTTGAATGGTCGTGATTTTCCTTTGGTTACTGAACATCTAAAAGAACTCCGAGAAATTAGAGAAAGAAAATATGGTGTCACTCTTATAGGACAACTTAGAAGATTATCTAAGCTTAGTATAGGAGCAGAAGAGAATGGACAATATAGCTCTGCGATCAATGCCGAAAAGATACGGAGTGCCTTGGGAGGCTTAACCATAGATCGTAGGGAAACAACACATCAATTAGATCAACTATCTCGTGAAGAAATTGTAGCGAGGCTTTCCGAAATAAGAAAACAACATCCATCTGCTTTTGTTGAAGGAGAATTTAGGGTGGTCGGAGAGAATAAGGGGAGGACAAAACTCCCCGACCATACATAAGCAATTCCTGAAATTGCTCCGTGCAATTTCTGTTTATCACTTATCCTCCTCTTTAGTCAAGCCGAATGTACTAATCATATCCTCTTTTAAAGCTAAACCTATTTGCATTGCTATTTGAGGAACTATAGAATTCCCCAACATTTTTAATCTTTGAGGTCTGTTTTTTTGGTTGACTGTAACTCTTGGGACTCCTCGAGGTTCGTCCATCCAATAGGATAACCCATTAGCCACTCCGTCCAATTCGCATTCAGTCTGCCGTCTCCCTCTTCCAGGAATATCTTGTGAGCCAAGTCCACTTGTCTCCCGTCCCTCAGTCTCTTCTTGTAATATTCGTGATTCCCGTTGTAACTGTGTTTCACTAAACCTGCATTCGGTGTCGGGTATTTCCACTCCTTCATTCGAGGTGGTCTCAAGGTCACTCCGTTCATCATTGCTTTCGCTTCTTGTTCCGACAGTTCCCCTCTCTCCACTTTCTTTCTGAAGATCAATGTCATTCCCTCCGAGGCATGTCCGAATCCCTTCGTTGTCGGTGTTGGATAATTCGTTTCGTAAAGAGCCATTGTCTTCTTGTCCACTTGCTCCCTTAAATTGCTCGGTTGTTTTCGACCCTTTCGGTGTCCCTCTTGCAACTTCCTCGTTCCCTCTTCCGATCTCGGAGGTAGAGCATCCATTGTATTCGGTGTCGCCCACATTTTTACAGATGATCCAGAGTCTGTCTCTTTTGTGTCTCGCACCGACACTTGAAGCCGAAACAACAAATTGCCTCGTATGGTAGTTGATGCTTTCCATTTCATGGATAACCTCGTCAAGTCCCATTGAGACGTGCCCATAAACATTTTCGAAAACACAATAAGTGGGTCTAGTTTGTTCAACAATTCTATGGATGTACGGAAAGATGTGGCGAGGGTCTTCTTGTCCTCTGCGATTTCCCGAGACTGAGAAGGGTTGGCAAGGATAGCCCGAGGTGAGTACCCACTTTTCTCCTTTGTTGATTTTGCTTGAAATAAATCTTCTTGGGTCATCTGCTATCTCCTTAACGTCATTATAAATTGGAACATCATTCCAATTCTTTTTTAAAACTTTTCTACACCATTCGTCAAAGTCGCAGAACATAACTGGCTCTGCGAACTTTGCCCATTCGAAACCGAGAGAGAACCCTCCGATTCCACTACATAAAGAAACTTCTTTAATCATTTATTTCCTCCAAAGATAATTTAGGATTAGATTGATACTGCCATTTATAGTATTGATTTAAACTTTCCACACTTTGTATTGCTTGTTTAAGTGTTATCTTCTCACTTTGCATTTGACCAACAAGGTCTTCTAAGCATTCTAATAATTGATTGTATTCGCTATCCATTAATGAACCTCCTCCTTTACTATACTTAAAAAAGGGAACTGCTCTTCTAATACTTTGCGAACCTTTTCTTCTACCAAGTCTTTGAACCAATCACTTTCGGTAATAACATCTAATTCGTTTATTGCCTCTTCCATGATTTTAGACCTTTGATCTTTACTAAGAACTGACATCTTCTCCCCTCCTTCTATCTAAATAAACTCTAAGATGTGTAGAGGCAGATTGAGGTTGCCCAAATTCATAGTGTCTCCAATTAAGGTCTTTCCTTAAATGTTGACCTTTAACAGTTATATAATAACCATCTTTATTTAAGAACTTTTTTAAACACTTAATAAAAAGTCTACCATATGCATTGTTTGGAACTTCTGAAAAGTGATAACGAGGAACGGAGGCAATTCCTTGCCTCCTCCACTTCTCAATTACTTTTGGATTTAATTGTCTAGCCATTTGCTTGAGCCTTTCTTTGTCCATCTAAAAATGTTTCAACATCTAATTTACCAAACAACTTTTTTGCTTGATCATCAGAGATTATGTATTCTCCCTTTTTTTGATTGTCTGAAACAATCCAAGGTAATTTCCTGGATTTGACTTTATACCCAATAAGAGTGTATCGTGGGTGTTTTCTCTCCAAGTCTATATCAGAGTATTTTGCATACTGCTCTAAGTCTTCTTTCTCTTTTTTCCTTGCAATATCTTGAACAGAATTACCTTTGAAAGTGACAATCAATTGAAACTTTGCTTGGTCATCTTCAAAAGAACAATTACCAAGATGAAATTCAAACTTGTTGTCATACATATCATTAATATATTTCTTCAAAGACTCATCAAATATATCTCTGATATTTCTTAAAATTGGTTTTGCAAATTTATCTGTCATTTATTTATCTCCCCTAATTTATTATAAATATTGTAAATAGTATTCTCCAAGAAATTAACTTTTTCTGATAATTTCATCTTCTTTTTCGTCTCTCTATAGTTGTCTAAATCCATTTCGACATCTGCTTCTAATTGCTCTGCA